TAAAGATTCAAGCTATATATATACTAAATACGCTCGTGTACACACCCCTACAGCTCCGCTGGAATTGCATCCAGCAACGCCGGGGCGTGCGTAAAATGAAACACATTGAAGTCCTCCCCCGCACATGTGTAAATACGGGCCTGGAGATAGGAGGTATCGACAGTCGCAGCTGTCTCTGATGAAATCACGACATTCATCAAGTCGCGATCGTCACCGGCAGCGGTGTCTATTTGCGCGCGGGGGTTGAACGCGCGGTACGCGGATACGAAAGGGAGCTCAACGTCAAACGGAGCAACCACGTCGTGTGTGCCCGCAACCTGGAGGCCCTCGTCACCACGGACCACGCTAAGCATGGACCTAGCAGTGGTGCTCTCGCTTTCGAACCCAGCAGCCGTGCTACCCTTAACGCTAGAACGCCTGCGGTTTGTGCCAGCAAAGTCTGCCACGGTGCCATAGTAACGCGACACATAGCCAGACAGAGACCCAGTCGCATTAACGTTGCGCGTAGTCAACAGAACTTTCCACCTAACAGAACCCCTTGCCAGCGCAAAGGCCTGCGAGAGGTAAGATCTGAACGACCAAGTGGTATAGTTGATCGGCAACTGCGACATAGTGACATCCAGGCCATCCGCGGCAAGCGCGACGTATCCCGGCGGGGGGAAATACATGGGAAGGAGCACCTCCAGCAGCCGCCCAGTGCCGTTGGCTGACTGAGAACGCGCCTGGCACGCGTACTCCTGCCCATACCGCTTCCACAGTTGGCGGAACGACGCCACAGCATCGCCGCACGACACGTCGTACGACAGCGGAGAATACGGCACGGCTTCCATGTCCGACACAGCAGGTGTGTTAAAAGCGGAACCGCCACGCGGAATACGCGGCCCATAACCAACCATGTCCTCAGCAAACACATCCAACACAACGTTCACATCGGAACCGTCTGTCGGCGACACGAGGGGGTTCAGGACTTCGCAGATAATCTGTCCGTTACACACGGACGAGTTAACCGCACTCGCCCTGACCGACATCGTGCCGGAGTTTGTGAATGTGTTCGTCAAAAACACGTGCTCCGTACGAGCGGCATCGCGAACATTCTGCCACGGGACGCGAATCTCAACCACTGAGTCCTCAGCTAAGTTAAGGACGGTAGAGTTATTGAGATTGAGCTCCGGAGAAGCAATGGACGAAGTACTGGGGTCAAACCACACGCGCAACCGCCCCTTGTGATAGGGGGAGGCCACAACAGTGAACCTGTACACCATAGTGCACTTCCAATGCGTGAACATGGACGCCGCGAACGCGCACGGGGTCATAGCCGTATGATTCACCGTGCCAAAGGTCTGAGCGCCAACAGCGGCTTTCTGGTAAGTTGACACAGATTGCTGCTGGGGCGTGACGAACGATCCTAGCAAGAACGTACCGCGGGCCTGGGTCGTATCCCAAGCAGCACTGGCAATAAAGCCGGGGCGCGAGGCGATCCTGCTAACCATCAGCTCATCATCGACGCCGCAACCAACACCAACACCGTCGATGGCCGCCTCGGAGTTGGCAGACAGTGCTAGTCGCTCCACGGTATCTGGCAGATCATAGTTCGCCAGCTGGTACGGCAATTGCCTCACGGACGTGGGTTCACTATTAAGCGCGGGGCGGGAGAACCCCAGCGATGCCACCGCGCTCTGAACAACCGGCGTCCACTCGCCAGCCAGCTTGGTCGCCACTGTACCCGCCGACAGTATGGCTGACACTTTCTTGATGGCCTCATCCAGCGTAAAACCCTGGGCGATGGCAGTGGGAACATCAAGTACGACATTGGAAAAACTCGCCAGCACCTCGATGCTGACGGGATTAGTGCCCGCGTTGGCATGGCGCAAGGGCGTGAGGCCAATGATAGACAGAATGCCAATATCGTCATGAGCTCCTACAGCCAGCTCAATACCCGGCTTGTGGTGTATGTACGGCAGGTGAAGCTCGACTGAACTGTCATAACCCGGCTGAAACCGAATACCAATCAGCTGGGACTCGGCAACCTTCAGATTATTGGAAGCCAGTGTCGCCTCAGCTGCTATCGCCAAGTTGTACTGGGGGTCACTAGTGGACGCGACGCCCACATGAGGACGATACGTCAACATGGCCATCCCATAGTGGAAAGGTGTCCCACTAATGTTTAGGCGAATGTTGATATCCGCACGAAGCCTAGAAAAGTACTTAACCTTCTCTGCAATCGATGGTTTAGCCAGCAGAGATGACCAGGGGTTAATACGGAAAAAGGGAGAGGCCCCCACATTCCACGTGTACGTGGCCAGGGAAACCTCCCTACCAAGAAAGCGCGCTATCTCGCTGGTGTCATTGACCACCGGCATACTGCCTAGGTCAAAAGCGCCAGCCGACACTGCGGCCCCCTGGACCATGATATCATCTAGTGAGGCTGCTAATACACTAGCCTCAGTGCTAACAACGTTGGTTCCTGTAGGTTGCTCCATATTTAATTTAAAAAGTAGCTATTGCCAAACGAACTGCCGAAACAGCATATTTTTAATATTTGACTATATAAAGAATATAAAATAAAACAAACAACACTAACGCAGATAAACACGCAATTCACGCACTAACCGCTGGTGACTTAGATCTCATCCCAGATAAGATCCAGAGAAGGCCCATCGTCCGCATTGCGAGAAGCGCGCAGCCCCTCGAGCACCTGCCCAAACGTCGGGAGCATTGCCTCGCGGCTATCTGCCAACGCATCCGGCTCAAGGTGATGCAGCAAGCAATCACGCAAGCGTGAAAAATTGGCCACACCCCCTTCCTCCGTCGCAGCGGTAGCAAAATACAGCCGCAAAGCAGATTCGCACGTGCTACGACGCGCCTCAGGGGCATCATTACGTTGGTACGTTAGGCACTTACGAACAGACGAAAGAGCAATCTTGCCCATACGCCTGCCCAACTCGGGCACATACACGCTGCTGCACTTCAAAAACGTGACATCCTCTGCTGTGTAGTACTCGGGGAGAACAGTGGTGGTCTTATCCGTAGGGCCGAACACCATCCCCAGAGCCTTAGCAGCACGCTTGACATCATGGTTGGTGATCAAACGATCGCCTGCGTTCTCACGGGGAGCGCCCTCCACATCATCGCCATAGGTAGCTAAGCGCACGTGTGAGGAGAAGTTCGTCGCACGAGCAACCACCTGGCTCGCCAGGGGCTGCAGGTCTTTGTTCTTCTGGTAGAACGCCGTCCGGTGCACCAAGCAGTTCACACCTGAATTAACGTGGGTCGTAATCGGGATACCAGAAGGGTTCGTGCCATCGACATCGAAAACCGTGCCAAGCACGATGTACTTGGGGTTCTTCATGTTCAGCGCAATGGTCTGCATCGATTCCACGGCGTCCCCTGAGTAACCTGCAAATTCAACCACGTCAATCATAACGTCATAAACGTGCTTGATCAGCGTGCCCGGGATCGAGTTGTCGTAATTGCTGTAATCACCAGCAAGGCGACGCTCCGTGGAGAACTCGTCAAGGTGCGTCTGGAGGTGCTCCCAATCAACAGAGAGCACATCCATACCTACGGCACACTCGGACCTCACACGATCGCGGCCCAAGGCCTCGATAAGCGGGGCGAAATACCGCCTAACGACGATGTTCCATGCGCACATGCCGACGAAAAAGACACGAATCTTCTCCTTCTCCTTAGGCACAGGCTCGTCCTTCAGCGCCGCCCGGAAGACAGCAAGGCCAGTGCACTTCTTTGCCAACTGTGCCTCGATCTCGTTGATCTGCTCGAGCAACCTCCCCGTGGGGTAATAGTTCACGACCCTGCCTGGCACAACGTGCTCGCTAGTGGTGGGGTGGTACAATGCGCACTCGGAATCACCACAACCGCCCACAGCACACGTCGCCGCGAGGTAATCTCGCTTCTTGCCCGGCAAACCAAAGCCCGGGGACGTGTCCAACGGAAATGCTGCGATACCTGGCGCCCCATTTATGGCCTCAAACAACGTCAACGGGCGGAGGGTTCCGCACTCGGCAACGATGGACCGGTACAGGGCAGTCAGATCCAACTTTGCTGCTACCAAGGCTGGGTCATCATCTGCCATCTCCACTTCGGCGTGGTCCATGCGGCCCACCACGCGCACATAGTGCTCCAGCGAACGCGGGCTGGGTGGGAATTTATGCATGTCGTCGCCCAGCAGCTCCTGGACGACGGGATCATGGGCCATGGGAGAGAGCTTGATGTTCGAGCGGAAGGTATTTAGCGAACTGGGGTTGACACCCTTCCTTTCCCCCTCAGCCACAACAAGCGTGCCATAGACACGTACAGTACCTAGGTCGCTGGGTAGCGACGGGTGGCACACGTCAGACAACATCATGCCAGGCGGGGTGCCAAACACAGGCGCCACGCTCTTCTGATGGACATACGGCGTGTCGAGCTTAGACACGGCAAGTTCAAACATCTCAGCAGTCAGAGGGGCTACTGCGATGCTCTTCACGTCGCCGCGAGCCACACAGCCCGCAAGAATACCAGTGATATAGGTGGCACCGGTAGACCCCTGCCTCGTGCGAACCACAAACGGGGAGCCACAATCACCCCTCTCCGTGGACTTCGTGGTCTGGCTCCCAAGCATCATAAGCGCTCTCGGAGCGGCTTCGAACATGCACCGGATCAAGACCGGAGAGTTAAATGCAGACACGTTGATAGCCTCAACCCGCCCAGAAGCGTCCTCCCCCCCGGCTTTAACCGCATAGGGGGCGCGAATGCACGCCAGCATCGAAGCATCGACCTGTGCGCGCCCTCCAAGCGATAACGCATTAAGGAAGGCCTGAGGCATCAGGTAGGGGCGGGCGTCGTACTCGCTAGGACCCGGGATGCGCATAAACGCTACATCCGAGTACTCATAGCCTGGGTACCAGACCGACCCTATGGGGATCGAAAACCCCTGCGTGCGTCCACTCGCGCCTGGCTTCGTCATCAAGATCTGGAGGTTCTTGGTGCGCTTCAGCTCGGGCAACACAGGGGCCAAACAGTGGAAGTTTATCGAGTAGTAGCCAGTGCAAATGGGGAACAGCACAGCCACCGACACAGAGTCGCCGGCACATATGCGCGCAAAACGACACGAGCGTCGCAAAACACGAGCGAGATTGTCAGCCGTCGTGTTGACGGGACCACCGGCAACCACAGGCGGGACAGTCGCAAATGTTTCCTGGAGTGCAAGCTCCGCTACACCCTGTGCCTCCCCCACGCAAATAGGGGGGGAGAAAACCGCTTTCACCTCCTCGGTAGCACTATCCTCCACACGGGTGCCGCTGTCGGGCCCCTCGCAGGTCTTCGAACGTTTCCCGCTTTTCGGGTCTCCTTCGCGAATGAGCAACCACCACGCAAGAAAGCCGGCGATGCTACCGGCTGCAGCCACACCGAGTTTGGTCTTCGGTCCCTCAGGAACACTGTTCCTGAGCCCTCCATGCCACCACAAGTGTACAAGGAATACCATTGCGCAGACGTAACTAAAGCTAGCCATCCCCAGCAAATAAAGGCCAGTAACAGCCATGCTATTGGTAGAAAGGAGAAGGATTTTCACTGCTACACGAAACATCAACTGCTCGGTCGTGCGCCCTACGTAATGGGTCAACCTACGGAGGCGCCCCCGCCAACGTGCACGGGTTGACGTAACCGGAGGGGGGAGAAGGCGCCAATCCAGAGCATCAGGGGCAGGGGCAGCAGCAGCGGCGGGAGCGGGAGCAGGAGCAGCGGCAGCGGCAGGGGCAGCGGGCATATGTTGATCCACCATGTGGTGCTCAGCATGCTCGTTGGCCATCGCCCTGAGCTGGTCAATGGTCAAATCAACATGCGCCTGCGCGTCGACATTCGTTGCCAACTCGCGTTGCGCACGATAATGTATGGCAGAGTCCGCTTCGAGGAATGCGAGCAACTGGAAAATGTCGCAATTCCGCTGGATGGGCGCGGCACGCTGCCTCATCCCTTCGGCCTCCTCCGTGGCTACCCACTCATAGACGTTAAACGTCCACGCATCTGGGATAGGCACCGTCTCACGTGGCGGCATCCCGTGCGGATCGAGAGATACGCTCCCCTCACGGCGATAGCGCGCACGTACCTGGGGCACGATAAACCAATTGAGGCGCCGAAGCACTGAAACTGGCTCATTCGAATGGTGTTGGGCCCCAAGCTCGGCAACGTTAGAGGTCACCATCAGCAAACGCGGGTTCCAAAACACACGCCCCTTGCCCTCAAGGCTGGCCTGATTCGTCGGCGTCATAACATTGTTGACAATGTCAATAATCGGCGCAACCGGACTGCTAGGCAACGCGCAACCCTGGGAGGCCTTCTGATTGCTGACATCATCCAGAATGACCACCACTTTGTCCATGGTGTACCCGGACGAAAACTTGTCTGTGCACTGTTGCGTATATATCTCAGTAGAGTTTGCGGCCCTACCAAGATCAGCCTTCGTCACGCGCTCAAGGATGAGACGCGTGAGCGTCGACTTGCCAATACCAGAGTCACCAACAAGCGCAAGGGCATAGGGGGCTTCTCGAAACTTCCCGGAGATGTTGTTAACCACCTCCGTGTACATCACACCAAGTTGCGCATAATGCAGCGCCACATCTCTCACCGGGACGGTCCTGCCAGCTTCAATGGAGAAGCGCTGCCACACGGACGTTATAGTCCGTATGTAGTCCTGGGAGCTCCGGAACACGGTGTTCGGGTAGATGCCGTTCTTGTGCAGGTCAAACCCCGTCTTAACAAGCACGAAGTCTTGTAAGAACGTCGACTTGGTAAAGAACGGGGCGAGGGAGCGCGTCGCCAATGCAGCAGTCACTGCAGTCAGAATCGTGGGAACTGTCTGCACCAGCAAGTTAACAGCATCGTCCACAGTCTCACACTTAGGGGCGCCGATCAAACGCTTTGCAACTGCCATGGACAATGTCGCTACGGAAACGTCCTTGGCCTTACTCTGCAGCGTCCAGCCGGCAGCTGCGAGCGTCGCAATCGCGGTAACGATCACATTGGGCGCGAGGTTAATCCGAGAGGCGGCACCCATCAGGCTTTCGAGCAGAGCGCCGGCGTCCACGTTGAACGCCTGGTGCTCCGCCTTATCCGCAGTCTCGAAAAAGTAGGACGACCACGCATCGCACTTGCCGGGCGTACGAGATCCTAACAAGTCATGCAGGACCGTGCACATGCTCATCACAGACGAGCACTCGGAAAGCAACTTTATCATAAAAGTTACCACCGCGCGCGCACCACCGCGCCCTATAAGGATGCCCGCAGAGCGCGCAGAAAGGTATGCAACACGGGACTCAGCCGGAATCAACGAATAGGCATAAACCTCACTCGCGACTTCGACTATAAAAGGGCCGTACTCCGTGATGAGATCCACCAAATCGGAGCAAGCATCAGTGCCGTAACGCCGAGCATATTCGGCTGTACCCTGGAGCACAGCAAACGACTGGTGTTCCGCGGCATACATCTCGCCTGGGACGAGCCCATTGGCACCCTCATCGTGAGACACCAAAGCGTGCTCGCGCTCGGGGTGGAAAATCGTGGGCCAATCACGCGACAACTCCTCCGCCGTCAAGGCAGGGAGCATCACGGACCTGTACTGGAACAAAACAACAAGTGTTCTGCCAGCATCAGGAACGATCACGCACTGGCCGGGAAGTAATTCCTTACGAATCCTCCCCATCTTCCTCTTTCTCTGGCCCTGGCCGATCGTCCCCATATACATGGTGCGGACGCCGAAATGCAGGCTTGCGAGAATATCGGAGAGCTCGGCCATAAGGCCAGCCTTCCCCTCCCGGGCGCTCACGCGCTCCCCTATGAGACCCGGAGTGTCCTCAGTCATTCCGCGCCTCAGGCTCGAGTGAAACGCTGACCATGACGTACTCGAATCCTTACGGAAACGCGCCTCACGAACGGTAACCCTACCGGATGCCGTTGTCGTAGCGAACTTGTTGGGGTCATTGGGAGTCCCAACTTGCACACTACGCACGAGAGTGGGCTTATTAACCCACACTCCATCGTGGTAGTCGTCCAAAGTGTCATCGACCCTACCACGCGACGACCCCTTAGAGTCGTGCCACGCAAGAAGCTCCTCATCGATCCGGTTCCCGGAGTGCTTCGAATCAACATTTTTATGACGCTCCTGCGTCTTCATTTTATCTCTTTCGCGCCTATGCGCATCGCGTCTAGCACCTTTGCGTTTGTTGTGGGAGTTTTTCTTATTGAACGCCATTGTGAATTTTTAAAAAGTAGCTATTGCCAACCGAACTAGTCAAATAATGACTAGCATAAAGGTTTAAAAGTTTTAAAATTTTTATGGTTTAAAATGTTTTTAAAATTTGAATCACAGCACACAACCACACACATACCATATGTGAATCTAAAAGAAAACACACAAAGTATCTCAACACCGTGCCGCCCTAAAGGGCAACACGTGACACTGTCGTAGAAGGCTAACAGGCTCCTACGCCAGAAACCGGCAATGCTCCCAGGCACAATGCAACCTAGCAGGTTGGATTGCGCCCAGAGTATTGCCGTGCAGAAAGCACCAGCCACGAGCAACGTTACAAATTAACAAAATGCAACGTTACCGTGGCCAGCACGATGAAAAATGATACCGCATCATTCCCCCAACTTAATGGGGG